TCACCTAGGTTATCTTTAACTACAGGTCCTTGATTAGAAACAGAATATAGATCTCCAACACTAGATTTATTAACATGAGATCCTGCATAAGGATTCATATCAGTAGAAATAGTCATTTTCGCATTAGCGTATTTTGATCCATTTATATATTTTGGTTTTGGGTTGTTTAATGACATAATTTTCTCTCCTAGTGTATCGTTGGTTTTATCAACTCGATAAAATCACTTGTGTTATAATCTATAATATTATTTGCTTCTTCTTTTGAAAAATAATCAAAATAAAGAATTCTTGCAACTCCCATCATAGCTCCTGCTAAAAGTATACTATCTTCAGTACTTTTGGAAGACTTTTCTGCTTTATCCAGAAGTTCTTCAAAAAATAATTGAAGTTTTTCTTCTGCTGTTCTTAGTTTAATTGTCGAAACGAACATTTTTGTTAACATCTACAGTCCTTGTTTCCTTTTTACTTTTTTCAATCTCTTTTTGTTTAGTTAGATTAACATTTGCTCGTAATTGTGCAATATCTTCTTGAGATTCTATTCTATCTTGCGCTATATCAGCAGTTTGTTCTAATTTTGCTTGATCCATTCCTAATCTGCCTTGATCCATAGCTGTTTTTCTTTGTAGATCTTGTGATTTAATATTAATTTCTTGTTGTTTAAGAGCTACCAACGGATCTTCACCCATTTCTTGTAATACTTCTTGTTCTTCTGTTACCATTTCTTCTGTCATTAGAGCGATTTTCTCAGCAATTTGCTGTTCCATTGCTTCTTGAAACTGTTGTTGTAGTTCTGGAGGTATTTCACCACCATATTGTTGTGAAATTTGATCTATTTCTTGTTTATTTTCCTCTTCTACTTCTTCTCGTGCTTGTAAGCCTACATGTTCCATTATATGACCTTGCAAAATTGCCATTGTAGGAGGATTATTTTTAACTAAAGCCGAAGACATAAAAGCTCTGTGTGCATCTATGTGAGCCATTTGATTTTGATTTCTAAAAGCCGTTAAACCCTGTCCTTGTAAAGAACCTGCATTTTCAACAGCAGGATCTTGTGGTTCTGGTTGAGGAGGGATAGGTAAAATAACATCTATGTCCCTTACACCTAAAGCTTGATACATTCTTCTATACGCTTCATACATATTATGCGATTCAGGATCTGCTTGAGCTAATTGTAATTGTGTTTGAGCCAATGTTACACGTTGTGCCATTGAAAATATATTTGGATCGGATACAGGAATAATATCTATATCCTCGCTAAAGTCTTCTGCTTTTAAACTAGGTATTCCATCATTACCTACTTCATATGGATAGACAGCAGGTAAAGATTCTGCAAATATTTTAGCAAGTAATTTAAATTCTATTTTTTGTGCATAATGTAATCTTTTATGAATAGCGGACATGACTCTTGCGCCACGTTCCATTAAAGCCATTGTCGTTCCTACAGGTGCACCAGCCGCAGCTCCTTCTCCTACTTTTTGATCAGCAATAGAAGCAAATCTGGTTCCCGCTTCTACACAAAATCCTAATAATTGAAATAAAGTTTGACTTGGTTCTTTGTAAGGTAATGGCATTAAGCCTGCTCGTAAATCACCACTCGGTGCGTCTACATCTCTGAATTCACCAGGTTGGAGAGGGGTGTCGTCGTCTTTAACTCGCAACCCTCTTGCTTTAAAACCCGCAGGGAGGTTGGACAAAGTACCAGCATCGAGAAGTTGTCTAAGTGCTGACGTTGCAGTTCTTGATAACCCACCGAGCATGTGGATAAGGCCAAAGCCATAAAAACTAAAACCAGGTAAAAACTTATAGTGTACAAAATACTGTGTTTTTTTTCTTTTTGGGTCATCTTCTCTATAATTTCGATATATAGATAAAACCTTAGTTGATCCTCTATCTAATGTAACAATATAAGGAACTTGAATTCCATCTTCATCGTCTATACCAGGAATATTTAAATTAACGTGTATTTCTAATAACTCATAATCATCATTGTTGTAACTTGTTTTCTGAATTCCTGCAATTCTGTCTTCTCTCTCTTGTAAGCCTGTTTCATTGTTGTAAGCTTGAAGAGGAACGTCTCTATAAAAACCACCAACTTGTAGTTTTCTTACTTCATTTTGTGTTTTACGCAAACTATGTGTGACTCTTTCACAGGTAAGAATATCTGTTGCCATATACGGAACATATAAATCATCACTAGGAATAAATTTAGCAACGGCTCTTTCTAAACTTGTATCATAATAAACTTTTTTAAAAGCTGAACCTGATAATGGTAGATAAAATAATAATGAGTCCATGTCAGGATCATATTCTTCCATGTTGTGGGAGATTTGATAATTCATGAAATCTTTTACACGTTGTGATTGTTCTTCTCTTTGACGATCAACTTTACCAATAATTTGTGTATTAACGGGACCACCTGGCGGTAATAATTCTTTATATGCTTGAGCTTGAAATTGAGTAATAGCTTCTGATAGCATCGGGTGTGTAACAGCACTTGCTCCTTGAAAAGGTTGTGATCTTTCTTGATATCTAAATCCTAAAAGATCTAATCCCTTCTTGTATGTTTCTTCCCATTCTTTTCTCGACGATTTATCTGTTTCAAAAGATTCAAATAAATCACTTGAGATCATTCCTAATTCATTTTCTTCAATTACTTCTGCCAAATTCATGTCAAAAGTAGTTTCCGTTATATTTTCTTGTTCACCTATAATAGCAGACCCGTCCGCCTGCATTTCTACATTAGCTTTATCTCCTACTTCTTGAATTTCAACGTTGAGCATTTCATTAGACATTTGCTCTACTTCAGGTCCAAACCCTATTGGTTTACCTATATTATCTACCATTAAGCTGCCTCAAATATATCAATTAATTCTGGAGTATACACCATACCACCTTTATTTCTATGAGTTTTATGTGGTAATAGCATTTCTGGAGTTAATTTAATAGCAAAAGCGTCTCCTACTCCATCTATTTTTATAATTTTCATTTCCGAATTGTTTTCTTTTGCTAGTCTTTTTAATTCTTTTTCTAGTGTAGATGTATAATGTTTGGGTTTACCGAAATTTTTATTTGTAGCTGCTGTCCCTGATTTATCAATAGTGGTAGATAACGATTCAGGTCCACCATAAAATTCTTCCATGCCAATTCCCCTCATCGCTTTTGTTCTTTCTGCCAAAGGAGTATTTGTTCCACCGTAGTTTGCTCCTTTCCAATATCTTTCATTAATAAGTTTTGCAGGAGATATAGCAAACCATTCCGCAGCGTCTTCTTTTTTGTCCATAAATAATCTTTTTGCTGCATTTTGAATATTCATTTTAATTAAAGCACTCCCCCATTCTGATCTATTCTTAAAAGGAATATTAGGCATTAACTTTTTCATAGATTCTTCACTTAGTGATGTCTTTAATGATTCAAGTAACTCATCTTGTTTTTTTCTAGCAACTTGTGCTGCTTGCATAATTTTAGGATCAGGGCGTAGTCCTGCATCACCTAACGCACTTATAGCTTGTTGCGTTTTAGTAAACTCATTTAAAAACTGTTGCATGTCTTCTGCAGTATTAAAAATAGGACGAAAAACTGTTTCATTTTGAATAAAAAATTCGGCTACTTCTGGATTTAAACCATCGAAGTCTCTATCATATCCTCTTTGTGATGCTTCAATAGTATTAGCTCGGGTAGCTTTATTTTTATCCATAAGGTCTGCTAATTGTTTTAAGAATTGTTCTTCCATTTTTTTTGCTTGTTGTAAAATATCAGACTGTATTTCATCAGCAAAGGTGACGGTAATCTGTTGTCCTTCTTTCATTTGTTTAAACTTATTAAGCTTCATGTTATCGGTCATTAACTTATTTTCAAACTGTTCTATTTGTTTGTAAAGAGGTTCATCCAACTCTTGCATATCAAAAGTAAACTGGTTAACCTTATCTTTAATATTGCTTGTGGTTAAAGTATCTATGTCAGGTAAATCTTCTATATTTTCTGCTCTCTTTAATTTTTCATAGGCTGATGCATAAAGTCCATCAATCTGTGATGTTAGTTTCTTTTGATTTTTTTGAATGGTTTTTATTTGTTTCTCATCAATAGCCCCCGTGATACCCGCTTGTGTTTTATCGACAGGTAATGTTGCTTTACGATCCGTGAGCCTCGACCACCCGATCACGTACTTCTCTGCAAAGTCATGACCACTCATGGGTAATGTTCCTGGATCAAGAGGAATATCATCTGGCGATAGATACAAAACTTCTTCTCTATATGATCCTGGAATATTACCACTTTCATAATATTGATTACCATAAACAGGACGTTTTGTTCCGCCATATAATTCATCGCCATATGTTATTGATTGAACTTTACGCATAGGAGCTTGACGAACAATTTCCAACATGTCGTCTACAAGGATAGGCGTATTATTTTTAGTGGCTACATCTAGGTAGCGATCAAGAATATTGTCTTCTACTTCTACTTTAGAAATTCCTTTTTGATTAAGAAAATTATATAATTGATCTTTAGCGGTTAATTGTTCCCCATTTTTTACTATATTTTCAAAAGACTTAGGTGTGTTAGGATCCATGAGCCGTGCTTCAAGGCCTGAGTAAAATACTGACTCTGCATCTTCAGGAGAATCAATAATTGTTTTTTTATTTTTAACGGCACCTACCACTGTCTCGCCGCTAGGTGTATCTATTATATCAATGTCTTCTACCGCCTCGTTTAATACTTCCTCTTTTGTACCTAACTTATTTTTAACGTTGTCCATGTTTTTTATTTCGTTTTTGGAAAACTTTTGTAATAGCATTTTAAATTTATCAATGTTAGCTATCGCCCACATAGGAACTTTACCAAAAATAGTAGCTACTTCTGTTTCTTCGTAACCTGCATCTTTAGCTGCTTGAAAAATGTCATCAGGAATATCTGAATTAATGGTGGGAATATCACCTTGTTCTTCTACAACTGATTCTGTAAACACATCTTCTTGTTCAGGTTCGCCCCCATAGGCTAATTGAGATGGATCTTCCCACGGTTCTCTAAATGTAATATCTGCAGGGCTGACATTATCATAAATATCCTCAGGAACTACAGGAAGAGGTTTATCTTGAGAAGATCCTAAAGGTTTAAATTCATCTTTTAATGTTCCATCATCGTTGTAAATTGTAGCATCTCCCATTTCAGTAGTCATTAATAATGCTGGCCAAGTTCCAATTTTTGCTAATTTAGTCCAATTCTTAAATATATTTTTTATGGGAGTATTACTTTTTGCTCTATCTCCTCCTAAACCTAGTATCCCATAAAACTTGTCTCCTTTGAGTCCTTTTGGAATAATAGACAAAGCAACTTTACCAAATTTTTTTAATTTACTTCCTGACGCTGATTTATATTTTTGATGTAATTGACCTACCGTGAAGGGAAAAGCTTTTCTTAATTTTTTGTAAGTATCTGGATATTTTTCTTTTATCCTTGTTAATGCTTCAAAACTTCCAATGCCTCCTGTAACAGCGCCTACCACAGCGCCTGTTGCTTCAGGCCCTGTTGTTTCAAGTCCTGTTAAATCATTTAATAATTTAAATTGTTCTTTTGGGTCATCATTTTCAAACCTAGATAAAAAAGGAAGAATGTCTGTTAACTCGGGAATCATTTCGTCAACAGGCGCTCCTTGGCCAAATAAACTTAAAGGCAATGCTGCATAAGAAGCTACATTTTTTGGAGCATCATATACTCCTTTAGCAAAACCTACAGCGGCTTCCCCTACATCTTCATAGACAGCTTTTTCCTTAGCTATTCTATCAGGATCAGGCTCGGATGATTCTTTTAAATAATCAAAATACTCCTGCGAGTTATCAAAATCTTCAAATATATCTATGTTTTCTTCAGCCATTATTGTATTCTAGCACTTCTTCAATCGAAGCGAAACCTCCATCTTTATATTTGCGATATTTATCCAAAGACCTGTCAACTGCTATTTCTTCCATTTGTTGTTTAATATTTTGAAAATCAACACCAGGTTGTCTTTGTGAAGAAAATACAGGTAATTCTTTAACTCTCCCTATTAAATTAAAACTAATAACTTCCCCCTTTGCATTTAATTTTGGTGCTATAGTTGTTACTCCAAGTTTTTCATATAAGGTATTAAATTCTTCTACACCTTTTCCTTTAATAATTCGTGGATCAAACATCTTTTGAATGTAATTTAATTCTGAAGGAAGCATATCGATATCAATAACTTTTTCGTCAACAAGGGCTTTTAAATCCTGTAAAGCTTCATCGGTTACTTTTATAGCAGTGCCTCCTTCGGTGTTGGGTATTTTACCTTTTTGAAAAATTGATTTTATATAAGAAGAAGGATAGGAATGAGCACCTTGTATTACATTAATATCTCGTTGTCCTTTAAGTATTTCAGGATAACTATTTCTAACTTTTTGTTGAGCACTACCAAAAAAATCTGCCAGCATATTAATATTCTCTTGTGATTTTCCTGCAAGTAATTTTTTAAATTTAGGATCAAGGGGAATTGCTTTTAAAAATTGCATCCCTTCATCAGAATTTAAATATTTTATTAATTGATCTACTGTCGCTATATCAGGATCAACACGTATTTTAGATGTTGCTGCAAAATTCATTACCGTTCTAGGTTGATTTTTTTTCTTAACTAAAGTGTCAAGGCCAAGATCTAAAAGCTTATCTTTATTTGCTTTGGCAAATATAGAAATAATATTTCTTGTATCCTCATATGTTAATTGTTTATGTACGTTGTCTTGATATGCTTCGCTTAGTGTTTTAGCAACAGACCTACTATTATCTAGGGTTAAATTTAAGGGACTTCCATTTCTACTCTGACCACCAACAAAACTAGCCAGAGCATCTTTATCCTTAAATATATTTTTGGTATCATCATTTTTTAATAGGTTGTTATATATAGTATCAAAAATAACAACTTTATTTTCTTTTTTTAATTCATCGGCAGCATTTATTATGGATGATCTTTTATATTGAGTTGCGTCAGTTCTTAATTGACTTTTTGTTGGTTTATTTAATCTTTTTAAAGTTACGTTTATATAGGCACTTATATTTTCATTATTCATTAGTTTTGTTAAAGGAATATTATATTTTTTATTCCAAGCATCTAAAATTTGTTTATAATCTAGGTTCCCTGCTATTACTTGAGCTTCTATAAAAGGTTTAGCATCTCTTTTACTAAAAAGAATATTACCTAATCCAGCTTCTTCCATGGTTTCTGTTAATGCATTAACATTTTTTAATCGTAAAAAATCAGGATTAGTTATAGATTCACCAGGTTTTGTATATCTTACATCGTTAATATATTGCTGGAAAGGTTTAGCTGACATATTACCTTGTTCATCAATTACTAATTTTTTAATAAACTCAGCTTGTTTTTCAATGTTCTCAGGAGTAAAATATTTGGTAATTTCTTTTTTACCAGCCTTAGGATATAATTTTTTTAAATACAAAATAGCTAACCGTCCCGCAAGATCTAGAATATTTATCATTACGGTTTAACTATTTTATAATTTTTTTTACGTCTATCTTGCACTTCTAGTAGTTGTATTTGTCTAACCATTCTTTGTGCCAATAGATCATCCTGTGATCTGTTAGATAACTCTGATGCTTTTCTTACCGTTGGTAATTTTTTATTAGTGCCCATTAATAATACTCCCTTACACCTTCTACTAATCCTATTTCATCTTTATAATCAGAATCTAACTGAATAAAGTTACCTTGTCTAAAACGAAGTAGTGCTTGTGTTGTTGAATCCACTAAATCGTCATGCTCACCATAAGGAAAAGCCGCACATTCTTCAATCACTTCTTCGGCAAACCTATCGTCTGTACACCACACTTGTCCTGATTCAAATAAAGGAGCTACGGAGTTTACACGAACGTGCTTATCATTACCCTTACTGGGTGTATAAGTAACTACAGGAAT